CTATAAATTGAGCGTGAGATTTCCTAAAGGGAATTACTTTAAGATCACCGCGAAGTTGAAGATCTGGCAGTTCCATTAGAATATCTCAAAGTCTGTTTGTGCAGTATACGTCCCCCCGCCGGTATTACCGTATGTACCACGGCGCAGCTTACGCTGTTCCCCGCCGCCCAGGCACATATACCCAAACGCATCACCAACGTGCGAGTGTTCATTCTTTACTGGCGCGTCTTTAAAGCGTTCTTGCCCAGCCCCAAGCGATTGGCGCTTGAAATAATACCCGCCGCTCAGTGACTTTCTGGTTTTTAAGCAGCGCTTATTCACCAGCAACCCAGGCCGACCACCGACAAGACGGTTCATTGGCCCAGCCCCAGCCTCGCGTCGCACCTGGAAAGCGTTGCTATCTGTTGGTTGCGCCTTTAGGCCGAGAGATCGCAAGTGGTCAAACGCCGTAACCTCATAGATCTCGTCGCGCTTCATACCAGCAGGGTCGCCCCATATTAAGATTTCTTGCTTAGAAAACCTATGTGCAATGTGCGACAATAACTCTTGGCCAAATCGCTCAAGCCCCATGTCAAACGTCACGAGTTCATCAATAATTCGCCAGGCACCACCCGCCGTTCTCTGCCCGAACACCGCAGCTGGCGTTAAACCAAAGTCAATACCAATGTGAATTGCGTATTCCGGATCAATATCAAACTCCGCAGACATAAGATCATCGTCATATTCCGGCCAGACGGGTCGGCCCTCTTGGACAAACGTAAACTTGCCCTCCGCATAACACCTGATCCAATCCGCATTCTTCCCGCCGAGCATTTGTTGATAATACCCAGGCGGTAGATTGTGCCTGTTTTCACCAGCTGGATTAACCATCCACCATTTGCCTCCAGACCGAATGAAATCATTTGCCTCTGGATTCTCAGGAAGATCTTTAGCATTAACCTCGATAACGCCACCAGGTTGACGAAAGAAATTCCAGGCATACTTGCCCTTAATCTGTTCTTTTTCCGACACCGTGTGCCACCAATGATCATTGTCAGGCGGATTAGTGTCCATGAAAATGCCGTGCCAGGTAGGCCCACCGTCAGCCCGAGTAGGATAACGCCCAACCCGGTGCGTCAGGCCATCAATGACAGCCTTCGGCAACTCACGCGCCTCGTTACACCAGGCACCCGTAATCTCAAGCGACAACAGCTTGCGAACAGATTGCGGCGTATCAAGTGCTAAGAATATAACTTCGCAATCAATGCCTGGTATTCCCTCACGGCTAGGCAATTTCAAGTGGTGCGTGATCGGTGGTTGCCAGCGCATACCGCCCCATACATCCTCTGGGAATAACTCTTGCCAGGTCTTAATCGTCGTCGTGCGCAATTCCGGATAAGTATTCCGAACAATCACAAACCGCGTGTATCTAATTCCATCACGGGGCGACGGCTTTTGCTGCACGGCCTTCAGCATAATCTCAGACGCGCAAGCATACGACTTGCCAGATCCAACCGGCCCCATCAGGCCACGAACAAATCCCTTATCGTGCAGAAAGTTCCAAACCGTAGGACTGTTCGAGAAATCTAAATTTAAACTTGGAACACCGCTCATCCAGTCACCCGCTTAATTTCCGCAGCCTGTATTCGCATCTGAGATAAAATAACAATGTCAGGCTTAACATTGCCCAACATCATTTCTTCAATCTTCGCTTCCATGCGCCCAAACCGAGCAGCAACTTCTCTAATTGACATACGAGCGCCCAGCATTGCCGCCTGGAACTGTGCAGCCTCATTCGCAAACGGCGCTTTAATCTTCTTCGCACGGGGCCGAGCCATCAATAACCTCCTCATAGGGAACCATAACCTCCGGCCCCCTCATGTTAATTCCAACAATAGACGGCTTGTTTTCGTTCTTCTCAATGTCCAGCATTCCAGACGCTTTAGCCAGCACCCGTAAAACGCTAACCTTGTCAAATAACTCAACCGTCGTACCCAAATCAGTGACCGTAACCTTCTTAATCGCAGCCAAAGCATAGTCAGGAATCAATGAAATATCCT